TGTCCTTGCCTAGCGTTGTGCTGGTCGTGCCAGAGTTGTCTGCAAACTTTAGGTAGAACCCGTTAGTGCCGTATGTGCCAGAGTAAGCCTTGGGCTTCCATACACCTGTGGCAGAATCAGTTTCACCAAATGAGGATGGTGTTAGGGCTTGACCGTCAATGTAATAAGTTTCTGTCAAATATCCATTTAAGTAACCGCCAGAAGTAAAATCATTTCTTCCAATTTCTGTTGACTGAAAAAATAATATATCTGCTGTGCTGTTTAATGTTGGGGCAGAATATGATGTCCAAGATGCGGACGGATAATTTACGCCGTTAATCCAAATTTTTAACCTATCTCCAGCGGTTGCTTGAGTTGTGTCAATTACATAAATGATGTGATACCAAGCACTAACATCACGCAAAACACCGTTAACAGTACCGCCCGCTCCTCCATTCATTGCGTATATTTGCAATTGGTCGCTTGAATTAAAAAATAAACCATCTTGACCACCACCGTTATAAGAACTAAATAAGTCTTGCGCGCTAGAAAGTGCGCTACGCTTTACCCAAAACGAAATAGTTTTTTTAGCTCTATTTGTCGGGGTTGTAGAAAAAGTTTTATTCAGATACGCACTATCCGCAGAGTTAAACCGCAGACTGCGCTCTATGTTGTAGCCAGTGACTGGGCCAATGCCCGTAGGTAGAACAGCCATTAAGCTAATGCTCCAGAGTTGACTACAAAAACGTTAGTACCGTCAGAGAAGTAACTAAGCAGATAAGTACCAGTGGCTGACATAGCAGTCAAAGCACCCGTGGCTACCTTGGTGTTAGCATGGGCAGATACTGTGTAGTTAGATCCGTTTACTAGCAGGATAAACCCAGACTGACCAGCAGTGATGTTAGTAAAGGTTAGGGTAAAACTGCCTGTGGGCGTACACTTAAAGTTGTTAGTCACATTCATGTCGAATGAACCATCATTGTCCGTAGTGACTGTGCCACGCTGTGAAGCTGTAAAGGTATTGGTTAAGTCTGCTTTAGCACCAGAGATATCTACTACAGTACCTCCAGAGTTCTTAACATAAAGCTTACGATCAGCAGTGTTTACCGCTAATTCAGCTCCACTAGAAGAATTAGTTAATGCCCCAGATGCTGGAACAGACGAAGCTGTATCAGAGCGTTTAATTAGAATAGTTGCCATTTAGTACGTACCTCCAGAAATTGTTCCAGTTACTACAGTGCCTACAGTTGTGATATTAGATGAACCAGCCCAAGTTGATAATGCAGTATTCTCTACGTTACCTAGTCCTACCGTAGAAGTAGTAAATGTTTCCCAAGTAGTATCATAGTCTGTACTAGATACCTTCTTTAGATACTGTCCAGCAGTACCACCAACAACTACTCCGGGTCCAGTCGGGCCAGTTGCGCCGGTAGCCCCTGTTGCGCCAGTTGCCCCGGTAGCTCCAGTTGCGCCCGTTGCTCCAGTAGGAATACTGAAGTCAAAGATAGCAGCAGAGCTAGTTCCTGCATTCGTTACAGTAGCAGAGGAACCTGCAGCTCCAGTAGTTACTGTGCCTACAGCAATCGTGGCAGCAGCTCCAGCAGCCCCTGTTGATCCTGTAGAGCCAGTAGCTCCTGTTGCACCTACTGGGATAGTTAAGCTTAGAGTCTGAGTAGGAGCAGTGCCAGTAATCGTAGCAGCTGCGCTAGAACCTACAGAGCCAGTGGTAACTGTACCAATTGATAAGCTGTTAGCTGGTCCTGCAGGGCCTGTTGCACCAGTAGCACCTGTGGCCCCTGTAGCTCCTGTTGAACCTGTAGCGCCAGTTGCACCAGTAGGAACTCCAAGAGTTAAAGTGTAAGTACCAGAGTTGTATGAAGCAGTGGCGCTAGAGCCAGCAGATAATGTGTTAGCAGTAACAGCAAAGTTAGTTGCTAAGTTAACTGAAGCGGTTTCGCTAGCTAGTGCAGCAGCAGCTGAAGCAGCGGCATTGGTTGCTGAGGTAGACGCAGCACTAGCTGAAGAAGCTGCGTTACTTGCGTAAGTATTGGCGTTGGTAGCATAAGACTGTGCATCAGTAGCATTCGATGCAGCATTTGCAGCGGAAGAAGCAGCTGCAGCAGCAGAGCCACCAGCAGCAGAAGCAGAACCTGCAGCAGTTGATGCAGACGCAGCAGCGTTTGTAGCAGCAGTCTGAGCTACTACAGCCTGATTATTAGCGTCATTGGTAGCGTCACCTGAACCACCGGGACCTCGATACAAAGCCATAAGTTATCCTTTGTAGTTTTACTCAGTAGACTGCGTGAATCTACTTAGTAAAACTCCCCAGCCCTTGTGAGGCTGAGGAGAGCCACTAGCTAAAAGCTATTAGGCAGGAACTGCGAGAGCAACAGCGGAGCCATCACGCAACTCAGCGACACCGTAGAGCATATCGCTTGTAAACAGAGTACCAAGATACTCTTGTTTGTACTGAGTCTGTGAACGAACACCCATTTGCTCGGCTAACACAAATGCGTCTTTGTGAGCCAACAAGCAGATACGGTCTGTGCCAGAAGTACCAGCAGCAGTGTCAGCGTTGGTGGTAACAAATACCTTAACACCAAACACGTCACCAATTTGACCGTTACGGATTGTGTTGTTACCGCCCTGCTCACCTACGAAAGCCTGCTCCGTAAAGCGAGAGATGCTCATCAACGTGTTGCGGCTTGAAGGAGGAACAATCAGGAAACGATCCGTCATCGGAACGTCTTGGTCATCAAGACGCTGGATTGAACGGCGAATACCTGCCTCGCCAAGAGCAGCAGCGTTAGACGTGCTGGAGTTGTACACAGTTGCGCCAGTCGAACCAATGAATGCATTCGTGCTAGCAGCAGCAGTAGCGTAGTCACTTGTACCAGCTACACCACCGTTGACAGTACGACCAAGCTGAATGAGGTCAACGTCAACACGCTTTGCCAGCGCATAACCAGCGTCATCCGTGTAGAAGCGGCGCAGCGAAGACAGAGCCTGAACTTCGACAATATCTTCAATCAAGCGGCTATACTCATAGTGCTTGTTGATGAGAACCTGAACTTCTGTCTCAGTTGCAGCAATCAGTGTTACCTGACTGGATGCAGTCTTAACAGCAGCATCACCACGAGTGGGCTTAGGAATGTGAAGTGTATCGCCCTTCTTGCCTTTGAAAGACATTTTAGAGAACAGGTTAGCAGCAACCAAGTTCTTTTTGTAAGCAGCGATGATTTCATCAGACCAAATCTCAGGGATAAATTTATCCGCTGTTGTTTTTGTTACGTGATCGGTACCAAGAGCCATTTTAAATCTCCTAAATGATTAAGTTTATTTAACTCGACCCTGAGCGTATGCAGCCATAATTTCATCTTGTAGCTGATAATAACGGTCTGGGTCTTCCAGTTGTAAACGGATTAGATCCGCTCTTCGATAGACCTTTGCAGAAGTAGCGCCAGTATTAGAACCAACATCCACTGTAGCTGACTTGACTGCTGCTTTCTGTGCCGCTTTAATCTCTGGCGCAGGAGCAGAAGCTGTAGGAGCTACGGCTTTAGGTTTAACATAATTCCAAGTACCAAGAAGTTCTGCTGCAGAATCATAATCCATATTTGCATCAGCTGCTGCGTATAAACGCAAACGAACTGGAGAGGCTTTCACCCACTCAGCAAATGCTGGGTCTCCTACAGTAGACTCAAAGTCAGGGAAATCTGTCTTAAGCCTGTTTAATGTTTGCATCCTTTTCATCTCAGCGACTTGTTCTTTAGCCTCTTTGACTGCAGGATGGTTCTCTACTTCCTTGCGTACTGCCTTCTTCGGATCTTCAAAGAAATCGATCTCGTCTTCTTTTGTGACCTCAACTTCTTTCTTATTGTCGAGTTGTCGCTTGATTAGTTCGTCTGCAAGCTTACGTACTTCACCAACTTCCTGAGCCTGTCTACCAATTAGCTTCTCAGCCTCTTGGTGCATCCTGATTATTTCATCAAGACTCTTGCCCTTGTACTTGGTTGGAAGGTTCTCCTCTGCAGGAGCTACTTCCTGTACGGTTTCAACTTGAGGTTCTTCAGCTACTTGCTGAGTCTCTTGCTGAGTAATATCACTTGCTTCAAATAACTCTTCTTGCGTATCGGTAAAAGATGCGGCCACATTATCCTCCTGTCCACAACGGATTCTAGGAACTTTAAAATGTCACTTGGAATCAGCTCTGCTGTTTCTTGTAAGCGACTCTAGTTGCTTCTTCGTGTTTTCTAGCCCACGCATCACACGCTGAAGGAAACGCACCTGTGATGCCCTCCAGACTGATACGGGGTGACGAGATAATACGAGAAGCTTCATTGCGACAATGTGGACACTCTATAGAGCGTACCTCATCATCGACCAATTTTTCGGTGAGGTGGTCTTTAACGCACCTGAACTCAAATATCCGTTTCATCTGTTAACTCCCTATAGGCTTCTTCCGAAGTTTGCTTAAGGTTTATTACCCAGTTTAGGATATCTAACTGTCCTTTGGCGTAGTGTAAGTCCTCAACACCAGTCAATCTTTCAATCTTGTTGTAGGCATCCAGCATTTTCTGGGTGTCTTCAACTAGATCTTTCCATCCTTTTGAGGCCATCATGTCAAACCTAGCCTCATAGTATTCCTGAATGTCTTTATCCACAGTTTCTCCTATCTAGGACTGTGTTGTATTTCTACAACATATAATCTATTATACCATACTTTTATTGATTTGTCAAGTACTTATTGTACTTTTCTATTCATCTGTGCTTCTACGATGTTTTCCTTAGTCTGAATCTCCCGTTCCTTCAGGATAAGCTCAGCTACCTTAGCACGTCTTTCAAACTCGCCTTGGTTAGAACCATCTAAGTTAGTAGATACTGACTGAATAACTTTAGCTCGTAGCTCCTCTGGCATTAGCTGGGCTTCAACCATAGTCTTTTGAGCCTTAGCCATTGCCTCTTGAGCGTCAGCTTGAGACTCTGCTGCTCTTGAGTTAAGCTCGTTAATCTGAGCCTGAACCAGTTGAATCTGAGCCTGCATCTGAGCCTGTTGCATTGCCTGAGCTTCTGGGTTAGGCTGACTCATCTGGTCTAGTGCTGCCGCAAGTTCTTCCTTATTGGACAGACTGGAACCTTTGATAATGCCTTTGAGAACCAAAGGAAGAACAGGACTATCAGGACCAAGGGTTTGGAGTAAACCAATGAACTGTTGCTGCTCGTACTCCCTAGCTACCATACCAAGGGTGGAGGCTGGGGTAAACTTAAAGTCCTTAGATGGATAACGCTCTGGGTCAAACTGCATATAGCGATAGGCTACCTTCTTAATCAAAGGAATTAAGAAGTCATCTTGGAAGTTCATCAGTGCTTGTTTATTCTTCTTAATGATAGAAGACATAGCTAAGGACATAGAAGCTCCTCCAGCATCTCCCTGAGCTACAGACCTTGTCATTGCTTGACTGTCTAGTGTACCAGTAGCCTGCAACAACATTGTCTCAAACGCAGCAGCAGTTTGGATATTACCAGCATCAGTAGAGCCAAACTTAAACGGAAAGAGAATCTCGTTAGGATTACCGTTAGTAAGTAAGGTCTTTCCGGGCTGAACCTTGTAGTTTACACCACGAGGAAGTCTTGTAGCATCAGCTGCCATCATAGGAGCCGTAGTCAGTGCTAGAGAGTCCAGATGACTACGGAGCTGGGCATCAATAGCTTTCTGCATATTGTAGCCCTTTTGCACAGTGCCTATTCCTACTAACCTGCCTGAGACTTTCTCAGGAACATAGGTTACAATAGGACGGTCTTTAATCATGTATGGGTTTGGTTCTGCTTTAAGCAGGTACTGATTGTTAGCAATAACAACCACAGCCTCTACCATGTCTGCGTATTTGTCTGCATCGCTGTCTTCAGGAAACAAATCAGCTACTTCGTTTTCTTCGTTCTCTAGTTGCTCTAGATACTCACGAGGAACTAGCCCGTAGTAGCGAAGGACTCGTACCTTATCTTCTTGGTAAAGTGAGTCCAGTTGATTTGGGATGAGATCAGCGTCACTAAACTCAGGACCAATATTAACTTTTCGATAGATTCCATCTTCAATCCCTTTAACTACTTTAAAGAGGCTGGTGTACTCTTCAACAGCCACACCAAGACTGTCTTCTACTGTCTCAGAGTTAGGGTCCCAAACAAAGTTACGTGGGTGTACTGACTTGACAGGAACAGAAATACGGTCTTTCTCTATGACACCAACAGCTGCACTTGTTCCATCAGGCATTGGCTGCATAGCTGGTTGTAGTTCTACTGTAGACTTAATCTGAATCTCAGCCACACCTAAACCAAAGATTTCAGCGTTGCGGTTAACTTCTGACCAAACCTTATCTACTTTATCTTTCTTTAAATCATCATGGAGTTGAAGCTTAACCATTTCAACATCCATTGGTTGCGGGTCAGCAGCATCGTCATCTAACTCAAAGAACTCACCTCGGCCTGTTGTAGCCTCAATAATTTCTGAGGTCTTATTCTCTACCGCCTGACGGATAGCAGGAGATACAAGCCTGCTTCGCTCTGATTCACGAGTCTTGTCTTCGTCAGACCATACGCCATAATAGAGGCGCTCGTACTCATCCCACTTAGCTTGATAGTTATTATCACGGTGTTCTTTCCACCGATCACAATGATCAATAATAAAGGCTACTAGCTCTTTATCTGATTCTGATACTGGGTCTTCTTGAAAGTCAGCCATTAGATAGTCCTTTCAATTGGCTCTCTATAACTTAAATCTTCTACGCCTGTTTCATTACGGATATCAACCACATTGCCTTGTTGGTCCGTTAACTGTGCAGGAGTTACTCCATAGTCTTCTGACATTTTATCTTTAGTTAAAGTCTGAAGCACATTCTTTCCTTTTGTTCTGTCTTTACTCTTTAGACCAAGAATCTTTGCAGCTTTGTCATACTTAGGTTCTGAGTATCTAAAAGATACATTTCGAGCTTCAGCTTCACCAGCAAGCTTTAGGTATTTAATAAAAGCTTCTTCAATTTCTTTATCAGTAGGAGTAGCAATGTCTCGTAAGAACTGCTGCCTGCTACCACCTTGAGAGAACTTCTCAAACTTCTGAATAGCGTGTTGAGTCTCGTGCAACAAGTCAGCTACTCCTCCTATAGGGTCTTCATCGATAAGAGAAGTACTGTTAAGGTTCATATCAATCTCACCAGTCTTGACATTGAACCCACCAACCTCAGTAGCCTTACCACGATAGAAGTTAACTGGTGTGTCTCTTAACTCAGGATAGAAAGAGTAAAACTTATCATGCTTGAGTAAGTCACCCATTAGAACTGGTTGTCCGGGCTTTAGCTCTGAGAATGGAATAATAAAGTCAGCTTCAGAGTCATCAATCTCATACTTAGGCTTACCTGTCTCATCAAAATAAAAACCAGTACGAGCTAAGATATCCTCGTTAGCTTCGCCCTTCTTAAACATCTTATTAGCTAACACAAGATTATTACGCATCATTGAAGCTTGTTCAGGCTGTAAGGTATCTTCAAAAGAAACAAGCCCTCTAGCACCACCAATTAGCTCCGGCCTGCGAAGCTTAGCAGGTTCTTCCTCAAACAAAGCCCTAGTGCCTCTGGTGGAGGCAGCAATAAACTCTTCTGGTATTTCCAGTAGTCCTTGGAATAAACGAGCTATAGCCATGTTAGTATCCTGATATTTCGTCTAGGGCTTCGTATTCTTCTTCTTCAATCATATCTGTAAACTCTGTGATGCCAATCTGATCGATGTAAGCTAAGGCATCAATGAGGTCATCGTGTACGGCGCTATTAGGAAAGTTAAGAAGCTGGTCTACGAACTGCTTGTTCCACTCGCCTCTAATTAACTTAATCCTTCCATGCTCGAAGCGTCCCTGTAAAGCCCATACTATGCGGTCCGTCTTCTTCTTGTTGCCATGTGTCAGTTCTGTCACTGAGATGAAAAACGACTTCCTCTTCATCAAGTCTTGTAGGTATGGGAGTACGGCGTTCTTGGCCATTCCCCGCTCTATACCTACTAGCCGCACATCGTAACTTCTTGCCGTTTCTAATATCTTGTTTGCGGTTTCTTTGATATCCCATCGTCCAAACACTATGTTATCTACGTACCAACCATCCAGAGTAACTTTGACTACAGCTATAGCAGTTTCGTCTAGGTGCTTCTTCTTGTTGCTAGCCTGCTTGCTTACATCTTCAAAGCCAGCCAAATCAACAGCGATGTAATAATTACCGTCATTAGGAGTATCATCGCTATCAACATAATGTATCCACTCTTCTTTAAATAAGTCTGATGAAGCGGCTTCGAAACTAGCAAGGTATTCCTGTCTAAAACTGAAGGAAGACATTGACTTCTTTGCTGCTTCAATCTCTTTAGGATCGAGTAGAGGATTATCAAAAGAAGTAAAGTGAAACGATATCCAGTCTTCATCTTCATCCTTCTGGGCCATCTGGTACAACTCGTAGAAGTGATTTCTGCCCTTCGGTGTACCAATGAACAGTGCTCCACCCTTTACATCTGACAGTGCTGGCCTAAGAATCTGCTCGAACACTTGGGGCTTCATGTCAGCGTACTCGTCAACTACGACATACGCTAGACCTACACCTCGCATCGTATCTGGACGGTCAGACCCTTTGAGGTAAATCTTCCTGTCGTTTACTAAAGTTATTACCGCCGTATTCTCGTGGACAGATTTGATAACTTCGTGTCCAAGCTCCTTAAGAACCGTCCACATAATGTCTTTAGCTTGTTGAAAAGTTGGGGCAACATAGAAGACATCCTTCTCTTTAGATTTTAGGGCCTCAATGATGAGGGTCCAAGCCGCTAGTCTTGACTTACCAAACCGTCTACCCGCAGCTACTACCTTAAACCTGTGATTGTCATTAAATACTTCTGTTTGCTTTGGGTGTAACTCGACTCTAAGGCTTGCCATCTTCAGACCCTTCAGAGTCAACATCTATCACTTCGTATCCAATCTCCTCAGTTTCTGTCGCAGCTATCTGGGGAGTGCCTGTGGTTACAATCTGAACCTGTATTGAGTTGGACCTGCCCTGACCTTGCTTCTCAAAGTGGGAGATAGGCAGTAGTCTGTCAATGCACATCTTTAGACACGCCACCTGATCCTTGTCTGCATCATCCATAGCCTTGCGGAGTACAGTCTCAATGACCTTTTCCCCGCTGGTGGACAGAAGACGGGCATAAAACTCTTTGATTCTTGCTGCCTCGCCGGGAGGACGACCTACCACGCCTCGCTTTTTCTTAGCTTCAACGTCAGCTTTTCTGGGTCTGCCTCTTTTTTTAGAAGGGGACAGGGTAACACCTTGAGCTTCTAAGGACACTTTTGTGTTTCTCCTTATTATCTATGTAGTTTTAAATTATTAAGAATTATAATTATGATTATTGTATTTAGTTTCTACATAGTTTGTTCTTAATACATTTATTATAGCATACTTTTTCTTAAAAGTCAAGTACTTTCTACTCTTTAGAGGCTAAAGTGTACAGATTAGCCTATTTAGACCTGTAGTGAACTTCTCCTTTTTACTGAGAATGAGAAGAATTCTTATTTAGATTCTAAGTACTTGATTATAAAGGTAATTTACATAGTGGTAATTCAGTCCTATTTTGTACTATTTAGTTAGATTTCCTACTATTTAATTCCTATTTTGCCTTCTCTTGTGTGCTGTAGGGTACTAAAAACACGTAAGCCATTATGTACCCCCTCCCCCGGTGTCTCTTTTACACCACAGTTGCTGGCACGGAAGTTGCTATGCAAGAATCATGCCAATAGATAGAGACTATCGAGGGCTAGGGAGCGATAGAGAGAGGCTATGATGCACCCTAAAGCAACCACCTAGTGTCTCTAAAAAACAACACTGTATAAAAATACATTAGGGTTGTCCCTAGGTAGACAGACTGGGGAAACGTGCTAAGATTCAGGCATGGATTAGATAGTTATCTAGTTCATTCGTTCTTTAATCACTTGCTAAAGGAAAACACTATGAACTTCGAGCATTCCGGGAAGGAACTCGCAAAAGTGGAAACTAATGCGGGACAGAAGGCAGTGGCAATCATCAAAGACTGCCTTATCAGTATCAGTAAACCCGAACAGATGGATGAATTTTTAGATAGTTATCTAAACTTCAGAATCAATAACGGTGAAACTGAAAAAGAAGCAAAGAATTATCGTAGTAGAGTTAAAGCAGTACTTAAGAACTGGAAGGAATCGGATAAGCGGACAGCGATTTACGATTATCCCACCCGTTCAGTTCAGTTACTAGCAAAGTTCGCTAGGGAGTTAGGGAAGGAACCGAAGGTAGAAGAGGAAACCGAAGAGTCTCAAGACGAATCAGTAACCACTGAAACACTTCTTAGCCTAGGCGATATCTCGGCGCAGTTAGATAGACTAGCCCAGCATCTGCATCACCACGGGCGATTCGATCTCGCAGAGCGGTTGATGGTAATCGCTAACGAAGTAGTCGAAGAGCAGTTAGAGCCAGCGACAATGTAGGAGACTGGGGAGGAAACTCCCTAGTTCTTCCACTTGACAAATCAGGTTTTTGTGGTAGTATTGTGTTGTGGTTGTTTTTTATGTTTAATGTTTTAGATAACTATCTAAGGAGATTTCAAATGTTACACCTAGTCCGTATTTCCCTCAGATTCAATCGTGTTTTAAAGAATCGTGGTGGTAGGTTCCTCACTGTTTACCGTAAGGGCGAGAAAATTAATGGTAAGGTGTTGTCCACTAACCCATTGTATGCTAAGGTTCAGCGTGCATCTGATGGTCAAGTGTTTCGTGTCAAGAATTGGTCAGTGCGGTTCGTATGTGCTGACCACCTAATCCATACACAAAACGGAGCAGTCTAAATGTTATCAAGAACATCCAAGTTAGGGTGTTATTCGTGGAGTCTTCAGGCTTGGGACACTTGTCCGGGGTCTAAAGATTCCACGGGTGAAGCAGTCCCTGCTTGCAAAGTGTGCTATGCTAGGCAGGGTATGTATCATATGCCCAATGTTAAGGCAGTGCGAGAGTTTAATTTGCAAGACTGGCGCAATTCAGACTGGGTAGATCGCATGGTTTCGTCCCTATCTAGGCAGAAATTCTTTAGATGGTTCGACTCTGGCGATATGTTTCATATCCAATTGGCAGAAAAGATTTACACTGTCATGAATCGCACCCCTAATTGTAGGCACTGGCTGCCTACTAGGATGTATAAGTTTCCTAAGTTTCAGGCTATACTTAGGTCTATGCAGGATTTGCCTAATGTTACAGTCAGGGCATCTAGTGACGAGGTGGATGGATCTGTTTTAGATACTTATCTAAATTCTAGCACCATCATACCCGATAGGGATTTCAAGACTGAGGCGTATGTGTGTCCTGCATATAAACAGGATGGAAAGTGCTTGACTTGTAGGCAATGTTGGGATAAGATGACTCCTGTGATTGCGTATCCCTATCACGGTAAGTCAAAGGCTAAGGTTATCAAACTCATTCAGATGAAAGGTTAATCATGGACACAAAAGATATGTTGTATCATATGCAAGACTTAATCGCAGAGATTGAGTCAGGTGGTTGGACGGAGCATTCTGAGGTTGACATTCGTGTTGCCTATCGCTCACTACGGGATGCTGTCATGAAGGTTCGGTGTGATGACTTGTTTCAGGCCAAGGAGATTGCATGAAAGTGATTATTGGAGACCATATTATCTTTGAAGAAGATGATGAGGGTAGTCCATACGCTACAATCTATGGAGACTATAAGATGGTTGACATGAAAGATTCAGAGTTTAATGCTTATATTGACGAAACAAGTGATGATTGGATATCATCTAACTATGAAGGAGTAATTTATCAATGCAAAAAGATACAGCCGTTTGCGTGACAGACAGGAAAGTAATGCTTGAGACATTGATCTATCATGAGTTATTGTGGCTCATTGACAATCCAGACAAGCATAATATTACTTCTGTTACAGACTGGCTCCTTCGTCTTAACGAGATCTATGATAGCGAAGGTAAATTAGTAAACAGATATCAAGAGGTGTGTAAATTTTATGAAGACTAATGACCTAAAGCGAGGCAGTAGAGTCAAGTTGTTGAATGGGTGGGAGGCAGAGATTGCTGACAATATGAAAGGCAACACTCGCCTAGCCACTGTGTATGGTGAGTTCACAGAGACTGGCTCTGTCTATGCTCATGATATTGTGCAGGTTCAGATTGCTGACCAATGGTTTCCTGTCGAACACACGCCTGCACAGATCAAACTCAGAGACCAACTCAAGCGTATTGGATTTTAGATAGTTATCTAAGGAGATAGCATGAAAGCATACCTGATAGACCCATATGAAACTAAAGTCACTGAGGTAGAATACTCAGGGAACTATGAAGATATATATAAACTTATTGACTGTCGTACCTTTGACTGTGTAGGATTCAGAGGTTTTAAGGACACAATCTATATCGATGACGAAGGACTGTACAAGGAAGACAAGCAGTTCTTCATGGTTGATGGTTTCCCTACACCTTTGTGTGGCAAGGCACTGGTCTTGGGTACTGACGAGGAAGGTGATAGCGTTTCGCCTAAGACTTCCTTGACAAAACTCAAGAGTATGATAGACTTTATACCTGAGATATTTATTGTACAGGCAGGGACACTATGACTAATGATGATATTGATTGGATGAAGACTCGCATCGCAGAACTCGAAGAGGTTATCGAGAACCAAGACCATGCGGAGGTATTTATCCTTGCCAAGATGATTGGTATGCGAGAGACTGCTATCAAGGAGAAGGCTTGGGGTGTTGTTGGTAAACTCGACTATGTCATTGGCTTACACTGGGCAAGTGTGTATGTCAAGGCTAAGGAGTTACACGAGAAGGATAAGAAATAATGTCAGCATGGCTTATAGCAATCATAGGTGTGGTCTATGCAGTAGTTAGTGTTGACCTGCTTATCAAAGGTAACACTGGCTTAGGCATAGCGTTTATAGGTTATTCTATCGGGAATATCGGCTTGACAATGGAGGCTATGAAGTGATAAACTTCCTACTTGTGATGGCTTGTGTTATTATCTTCGCTGTATTGTATGGAATTGCTGAGGAGAATGAAGATGACCGTAAATAGTCCTTGCATCGATGTGTGTCAGATAGAGTATGACATTGGCTTGTGTGTAGGTTGTCTTCGCACACGCATGGAGATTGAGAACTGGTCAGTCATGGATGACGAGAATAAACTAAGGCTGCTTGATGTACTTAAAGAACGGAGAGACTGGTATGGCGAGGACTAAGAAGGTAGTTGAAGAAGTAAAACCACAAGATGAAGGTTTAATAATTGCAGACTGTACTAAGTTTATGTCAATTGCTTTTGACAGAAACAATAACTTATATGGCATAACTTCTACTGGAGAATTGTTTACCTTTGACTGGACTAATAGAAAGTGGGTTGCAGTATGAGATGCCTTAGTTGCAATGTAGCACTGACAGACTTTGAGGCAACTCGAAAGACCCTAAAGACTGAAGAGTATTTAGACCTATGTAACAATTGTTATGGTACAATAAGAGAAGATGTTATAACTTTAGACAGGAGTGACCTTGAGGAAGAGGAAGACGGATATATGGAAGACATTACTAATGATTTTTTTGTGGATCGGGACGTTGACTTGGATATTTAAGTATGTTATAATATCTACTATGTAGTTTAAAGAACTCTTTAATATTATTATTATTATCTTAATAAGGATACTTAGTATGAACTCTGAAGAGCAACAACAGATTCAAGAAGAAGCACACTACTGGTTCTGTCTCAATGACGTGGCAGACTATGTAGAATTATTAGGGACACAACAAGTCATCAAGGATGTGGCTGTCCTTCTAGAGCAACGCAAAGAGTTGGATAAGAGGGTTAATAACTTCAGTCAATTAGGCGATGTGGCGTTCTGAATTGCACCTTGGCTTGCATTTCATGGGCTGTCCCTATTTATCCTGATACCTAACCATAGATAACTATCTATTTGGAGTTCAAATTGCAAGAGAAACTGATGATTAATTTAGCGAAGGCCAACGCTGCCAAGAAGTCTGGGTACAAACACAAGACACCCATTGACCACTGGCGTGAAGATCCTGAGAGCCTACGCAAAAGCATCAATGCCAAGTGTTATGACTGCTGTCATGGAGCAACGGACGAGGTGAAGCATTGCACTGTCACTGCCTGTCCTCTGTGGTTTGTTCGTCCATATCAGGAGAAGACTAATGACTGACCTACGTAAAGCAGCAGAGGACTTGTTAGAAGGCGTTGAAGCAGCAATCAAAGCTGGTGACTGGGTTGTTGATGGGGCTTGTGACCCAGACTCAGCCATCATCGCACTACGCCAAGCACTAGCACCAAAAGAATTACCAAGGCCAGACGAACCTATATGGGTGGTTGACGAGAAAGGCAACAAGCAACTGGTTGCAAAGAAGAACAGAGCGCAACCTGTCGATGCCGTAAACATGAGCCAAGAACGTGTCGATGAAACGGCAAAACGTGAACACGAGCCATACGGTTATCTTTGGTTTACTCATCAAATGGAAAGACGATTTACCCATTACAGACCAAAAGAAGAACAAAGAATTGGAGAAGTAACACCAATCTACACCGCACCACCAAAGCGTGAATGGGTTGGCCTCACTGAAGAAGAAGTTCATATTCTTTGGATGGATATGGGCGCTAGGCCAAAAATTAACGGCTACGACTTTGCAAAGGTTATTGAGTATAAGTTAAAGGAGAGGAATTGTGGATAAGATTACTGTGGTGTGCCACAAAGACCACGACAAAGGCTACGAAGATTATGTTGGTAAATGCTTGCTGTGTGAGGTTGAACGGCTACAAAAGCGTGAATGGGTTGGGCTGACGGATGATGAAATCTATGACTATGCAGACAAGTTTCTTTATCAGCATGGCAGTAATTTTGGAATCAAGTCATTTGGTAAAGCCATTGAAGCCAAACTAAAGGAGAAGAACAATGGCTGAGCAACTCAAGGCACATCAACCATGTCCTGACTGTGGTAGTAGTGATGCACTTACATACTATGACTGGGGTAGCGTGTGCTTCAAGTGTGGTGAGAAGAAAGTAACTAAGAGCGATATGAAACCAAACCTAACCAAGGTTCAATCTAAGATGACTAACGTACATGACCTGACCTATGGCTCTGTGGTTGATCGAGGACTAACTCGTGAAACCTGTCAGACCTACGGCATAGGTGTGAAGGATAACTTCTATTACTTTCCCTACTACAATGGGGACACATTAGTTGCGTACAAGAAACGCAACACTGATGATAAACGCTTTAGCATCGAGGGTTCGTGGCAACAAGGTGCTCTCTTTGGGCAGCAGTTATTTAACAAAGGGGGTAAGTATGTCACTATTTGCGAGGGAGAGTTTGACGCTGCGGCGGCGTATCAGATGCTGGGTTCTAAGTACCCTGTGGTTTCTGTTAGGAATGGTGCAGGTAATGCAGTACAGGATATCAAGGCGAACTACGAATGGCTCGACTCCTTCGAGAACATTGTCCTATGCTTTGACAGTGATGACGCAGGCCGAACTGCTTCTGAGCAGGTTGCTGAAATCCTTGGAACTAAAGCCAAGATATTTAAAGGAACCAAAGACCTTAAGGATGCCTGCGAATACAACGGACAAGGAGAAGGCAAAGCGTTCATAGATGCATGGTGGCAGGCTGAGAGGTTCACGCCTGATGGTATCATCGATGGTGCTGGGTTGTGGGACGTAGTCAATCAGCCAGTAGAGTTAGCTAAGGTTCAGTATCCGTTCTCTGGTTTGAATGACCTAACCTACGGGGTTCGAGAGGGTGAGTTAATCACTATCACCGCAGGCTCAGGACTAGGTAAGTCACAGTTCCTGCGAGAGATTGTGTATCATATCCTGAACAACAGCAACGATGAGAACATTGGTCTGCTGTTCCTTGAGGAATCTGTGAAGCGTACTGCCAAGAGTATCATGAGCTTGGCGGCTAACAAACCATTGCACCTACCTGACACTGAGGCTACGAATGAAGAACTACGAAGTGCTTTTGACGCTACACTGGGGACTGGCCGTGTCTTCCTTTTTGATCACTTTGGCTCTACTGCAATCGACAACATTATCAACAGAGTTCGTTTCATGGCTAAGGCTCTTGATTGCAAGTATATTTTTCTTGATCACGTTAGTATCGTGGTATCTGCACAAGACAATGGTGATGAACGAAAAGCCTTAGATGAAATCATGACCAAGCTTAGGATGATTGTCCAGAGTACAGGCATTGCTCTGTTCTGCGTGTCACATCTTAAGCGTCCTGATGGTAAGGGTCACGAGGAAGGTGCAGCTACGTCCCTGTCTGCCTTGCGTGGGTCTGGCTCGATAGGTCAGTTGTCTGACATGGTGCTAGGTCTTGAGCGTAATGGTCAGTCAGAGGATTTGAAGGAGCGACACACCACACGAGTCAGGGTTCTGAAGAATCGATTCAGTGGGTTGACTGGCCCAGCGTGTGCCTTGTACTATGACCGTATTACTGGACGAATGACTGAGACACACGATGACAAAGAACTGTGATATAATATTAGGATGAGAATCGCACTTGATATTGAAACTAATCTTAGGCACGACACTATTTGGTGTTGTTGCACTTACAATCTGGATACTAAGGAAGTGATGGTATGGACAGAGTCGCAAAGCTTTCAAGAGTTTATCAAGAAGGCTACACTGATAGTAGGACACAATGGGATCAGCTTCGACTTTCCAGTATTGAACAGGGTCTGGAAGACTACGATTCAGATGAATCAAGTTCGGGATACACTGGTTATGTCAAGACTATCAAACCCTACAAGGGACGGAGGACACAGCCTAGCAAATCTAGCAAGGCTAGTAAGCAGAACCAAGAAGGAGTACGAAGATTTCGAGGGCGGCCTAACTCCTGAGATGATTGAGTACTGTAAGGAAGATGTAATAATCTGTGGTGAGTTGTACAATTATTTGAAGAAGGAACTACGTGACTTCTCTGAGCAGTCAGTCGAACTTGAGCACAAGGTTCAGTGGATTGTAACTGGTCAGGAGAAGCGTGGGTTTAGGCTGGACGTAGCTAAGGCTATGGGTTTGGTAGGTGACTGGGAGCGTAGGCTTTGCGAGATAGAGCATGAACTCCAAATCATCTTCCCACCTATTATCACCCAAAGAGTTAGTGAGAAAACAGGCAAGCAGTTAAAGGACGATGTTGAGGTATTCAATCCGGGTTCTCGTCAGCAGATAGCTAAGCGTCTGATGAGCAAGGGGTGGAAACCTACAAAGCATACTGATAAAGGAGCGGTGATTGTAGATGAGTCAGTCTTGGATGGAGTTGATATACCAGAAGCGAAACTCATTGCCGAATACCTACTCATTCAGAAACGGGTGGCTCAGGTTAAGTCATGGCTTACTGCTGTATCTGAAGACGGACGGGTTCACGGTAAGGTCATCACCAATGGAGCAGTCACGGGACGAATGACACATCATAGTCCTAACATGGCTCAGGTTCCTAGCAGTAGCAGTCCTTGGGGACACGAGTGCAGAGACTGTTGGACAGTAATAGATAACTATCTATTGGTTGGCGCTGACGCTAGCGCCTTAGAACTTAGGATGCTTGCTCATTACATGAAGGATCAGGAGTATGTTAAGACAGTTACAGAAGGATCGCAAGAGTTGGGAACTGATGTCCACACGAAAAACCAGAGGGCTGCAGGTCTTGCTACACGGGCGCAGGCCAAGACTTTTATCTATGCCTTGCTCTATGGTGCAGGGCCTGCCAAAATTGGGGCGATTGTTGGTGGTGGAGTTAAAGAAGGTAAAGACCTCACGAGTTCTTTTCTTCGGAACACGCCAAGCCTACAAAAGCTTAGGACCAAGGTTGAAAACCTATCAGCGGGAGGGACGATTGAAGGTCTTGATGGACGCAGGTTACAAATCCGTTCCCAGCACAGCGCACTCAACACATTGCTTCAGAGTGCTGGTGCAATAGTAATGAAGCAAGCTCTTGTCCTACTAGATGAGAAGCTTAGGAAGACCAAGCTTGACGCACACTTCGTAGCCAACGTGCATGACGAGTGGCAGATAGAATGCCTTGAGGATGAGGCAGATATGGTAGGCATCCTCGCAGTACAGAGTATCAGGGAAGCGGGTAAAGTACTGAAGTTACGATGCCCTTTGGACGGTGAGTATAAGAAAGGAAAAACATGGGCAAACACCCACTAGATAAGACAGATGATTTCTGGGAAGGGATGGAAGATGTTGTCCTCCTTTGTATACGCAAGGATAAGACTGTCCATATGAAGACATCGATAAGGGACATGGATGAACTACAGTCTGTCTTTAGTACTGCCCTGATGATGGCAACATTTCATAAGGTGAAACAGGAGGATATTGACAAACTACACTGATGTGCTATAATATTATGGTAGCTGTAACTTTTAACTTAACTTGTTCAGGAGAACATTATTATGGATTTGAAACCTCTTAAGATTGAAGCTGATATCATGTGGGCATTTCTTGATACCCCAAACCAGATGTCGGGTAAGTATCAGGTAGACCTATGCAACCTCTCTAAGCCTGCTATCAAGGCGCTGGAAGAAGTTGGTATCTCAGTTCGCAATAAAGAAGAAAAAGGTTTTTTCATTACTGCTAAGTCTAAGAACTATCCTATCACCACTGTTGACGCAGAAGGTAACAAGGTATCTTGCAAGGTAGCCAATGGTTCACGAGGCATTGCATTGATCAAGCCTTATGCTTACAACAAGAATGGTAAGAGCGGAGTTAGTGCAGGCATCAACAAGCTAACTGTCACCAAGCTGATTGAGTATGCTGGTGCAGACGCTAGTGCTGATGACGATGCACTGTAAATAGATAACTATCTAAAGGATATAATATGACAGCAAAGAAAGCAACATCCCCATCACCTAAGTTTAACTTCAAGGTGTCACCAGTAGAGTCTGTGTTCGAGGTAGAAGTTGATGGTCTTAACCACACACTCTGGGGTTCAGACTTCTTCAAGTTCTCTGTGTCATCTGATGGTTCTGTAACTATCAACGACAACGAGTTCTCTAGTAAGAAGCAAGCAGCACAGGCACTCGAAGCTATGGCTGCGTTTCTGAAGAAGTAATGTTAGCACTCATCGATGCCGACATCGTCACTTACAGAATCGGATTCGCTTCCGAAGATGTTAATGACAAACTGTGCTTGGCACGATGTGCTGAGTTTATGGAGGAACTGGTGATGAAGCCTTGGGTAGGAGACTATCAAGGTTACCTCACTGGTTCCAACAACTACCGAAAGGACATCGCAGTAACAGCACCATACAAAGGTAACCGCACGTCAGCCAGACCTAAACATTATGGTTTGATTCGAGAGTACCTTGAGAAAGCATGGGGCTGTGAAGTAGTAGAAGGACAGGAAGCTGATGACGCTATAGGTATCAAGGCTTATGAGATTGGAGACATCGAAGAATATATCATCATGTCTATCGACAAAGACCTTGATATGATTCGTGGTTGGCACTACAACTTTATTAAGGATACGAAGTATTTGATTGATGACCAACAAGCTATCAAACATTTTTATACGCAGATACTGACTGGCGATAGGGTTGATAACATTATAGGTCTAAAAGGAATAGGTCCAAAGAAGGCGGCAAAGATTCTAGAGGACTGTGTTACCGAAGCCGATATGTACACCGCAGTATTAGAAGCATACGACAACGATGAAACTAGAGTCTTGGAGAATGGACAATTGTTATGGATACGAAGAAACGAAAACCAGATTTGGTCACCTGCCCTTTGCAGTACATCCAATGGGTTGACGCAGTAGCAGATGTGGAATGGCAAGAGGATGTTAAAGCAGAGGTTCACCTTTGTCACAGCATTGGGTGGATTATTGATGAAACAGATGACGCACTATGCATCGCTAATACAGTCTCTATGGATAACAGCAATGCCCGTATGCATCTACCTAAGCAGTGGATTAAAGTAAGAAAGGATATAACACTTGAAGCCGAGCAGCGCCAAGTCCAAAGGAAGACACCTGCAAAAGTGGGTAAGAGATCTAATACTAGCCAAGTTCAATCTGGAGCCAGACGATGTTCGCTCAGTTAGTATGGGCGTGTCAGGGGAGGATTTGCTACTCAGTCCAGCAGCCAGACGGGTCTTGCCAATTAGTCTGGAATGCAAGTCCAGAGCAGCTATCTCAGTATACGGTTATTACGAACAAGCCAAAGGAAACGCAGGAGGATATGAACCTGTTTGCATCATCAAACAAAACAGAGATAAGCCCTTGGCTGTGGTAGATGCAGAGTATTTCTTTAACCTATTAAGGAGTAAGTATGAGTAAAGTTTATCGATTCATTTATGATTCTGAGTTTCAGGAAGACGAGCCTACAGAATATCCAGAGGCTTCTACTGTCAAGGTTCGTCACTACTTCGCAGACTTCACAGCATGGCCCAAGGTACTTTATGAGTTCTGTAAGTTCTTAGAGACTTCTGGTTACAGTGGCGTGATGGAGCGTGTTGTCATCAAAGACCCATATGGTATGGAGACTGATGGTTTATTTGAGACCATTGGCCCAGAGCAGTACATTGCTACTGTTAAAGTAGAACCATTAGACAACAAAGACAAGGACGCACAATGACTGTTCATGCCATAATCCCTGACTGCCAAGTTAAGGACGGTGTTGACCTTAGTTATCTGACATGGGTAGGTAAGTACCTTGCAGAGAAGAAGCCTGATGTTATTGTACAGATTGGTGACTTTGCTGATATGCCTAGCCTGTCGAGCTACGATGTAGGCCGTAAGTGTTTTGAAGGCAGGCGATACAAGACCGACATCGATGTTACTAACAAAGCAATGGAGATGTTGCTAGCACCAATCAAGGAATATAATGAACGAGCAAAGCGGAACAAGGAGAAACAATACAAACCAAGAATGGTACTCACTCTTGGAAATCATGAAGAAAGAATTTCCAGAGCTATCGAAGGAGACCCTAAACTGGATGGAACTATTGGTCTCAGCGACCTTAACTACGAACATTGTGGTTGGGAAGTTATACCGTACCTTGAACCTATTGTCATTGATGGTGTTGTGTACGCTCATTATTTTACTTCTGGCGTTATGGGGCGTGCTGTAACCTCTGCTGCTGCGTTGCTGTCTAAGAAGCATATGTCTGCAGTGATGGGCCACGTACAGAATAGACAGATAGCTTATGCTAATCGTGCTGATGGTTCACAGATTACTGGACTCTTTAGTGGCTGTTGTTACCTGCATGACGAGGACTATCTAGGTAGCCAAGGTAACAAATACTGGCGTGGTATCTGGATGTTGCATGAGGTTAACAACGGTAGCTTCGATGAGATGCCAGTTAGTCTTAACTACTTAAGGAAGAAGTATGAGCATTGATAACGCAACACCTTCAGACTGGTATAAGGTACAGCAACTTGAACCAATCAATCTGCACAATGTAGACCAAGCATTTGACAGAGCCACCAGTGTAGATGTCAAGACACTGGGTGACTACATCAAGTCTAAGCAGATTGGAGGAGATCATTACAAGTCTAATATCGAACCTTGGGATGTCTTCCTCGACTGGGGCTTAGACCCTTGGGCTTGCAACGTAATTAAGTATGTAGCTCGTCATCGTAAGAAGGCAGGTAAGCAAGACCTTGAGAAGGCCAAACATTATCTTGAGTTCTTAATAGAAAATTATGATAAAGTTGGTGACAAGTATTACAAGGTGTGATATAATATATGACCCTAACATTAGAAGAGATTAAGGAAAGACTTAAGAGATGGGATGAGATAACATTAGTTGAAGAACTAGCGTTAAGGTCTGAGGATATAGTAGAAAGATTTGATGATATAATAGAAGACCAAGCAGACAGATTACAAAACTTAGTTAACTGGGAAGAATAAAAACACATGGATTACTATCAACAGTTTATTGCAAAGAGTCGTTACAGTCGGTTTATGCCTGAGAAGAATCGCCGTGAGCACTGGGAAGAATCAGTAGACCGATACTTTACTTTTATGTTTAACCACTTGGAAGAGAAGTACAAGTTCTCTCCTAACAATGACCTACGCCTAGAGCTTATCAATGCTGTCAAGAATCTAGATGTTATGCCTTCCATGCGTGCTATCATGACTGCAGGCAAGGCACTAGACCGTGACAACACTGCTGGTTATAACTGCAGCTATCTGCCTATCGATGACCCTAAAGCCTTTGATGAGGCTATGTACATCCTACTCTGTGGCACAGGTGTAGGCTTTTCTGTGGAGCATAAGTATGTTGATCAGTTACCTGAAGTCCCGGACCAGTTGTTTCCTAGTGAGACTACTATTGTGGTGTCGGACAGTAAAGAAGGATGGGCAAAGGCTCTTCGCCAACTCATCGCTCTTCTATACTCTGGGGAAGTGGCAAGGTATGACCTATCCAAAATTAGACCTGCCGGAGCTAGGCTTAAAACCTTCGGAGGTAGGGCTTCTGGACCCGGCCCTTTGGATGAACTTTTTAAGTTTACTACCAACAAATTTAGAGGAGCAGCTGGTCGCAAACTCACATCAATCGAATGTCATGATATTCTCTGCAAGATCGGGGAAGTTGTTGTTGTGGGTGGAGTTAGACGAAGCGCAATGATTTCTTTGTCTGACCTTGAGGATGACCGTATGCGGTCTTGTAAATCAGGAAATTGGTGGGAACAAAATGGACACAGAGCACTTGCTAACAACTCAGCAGCTTACACTTGTAAACCAGATATTGGTCAGTTTCTCGCAGAATGGACAAGTCTTTACAACAGTCATTCTGGAGAGCGAGGAATCTTCTCACGAGAGGCAAGTAAGAGTCAAGCTGCAAAGAACGGAAGACGTGATGAGAATTATGACTTCGGAACTAATCCCTGTAGCGAAATCATACTTCGACCCTACCAGTTCTGTAACCTTACAGAAGTCGTTGTACGGGCCGAAGACACCGTTGCAGACTTGGCTAAGAAAGTACGCATCGCCACAATCTTAGGCACATTCCAGAGTACTCTGACGCACTTCCCTTACCTGCGTAAGGTGTGGCAAAAGAACACTGAGGATGAGCGTTTACTTGGTGTATCGTTAACTGGTATCTTAGATAATCCTTGGATGGGGAGGGTATGTGAAAGCACTACGCAGTCTCTTGAATACTTACGGGAGGTCTCAGTTAATACCAACAATGAGTTTGCAACTAGCTTGGGAATCCCTGTGTCTGCTGCGATTACTTGTGTCAAACCTAGTGGCACTGTTTCTCAACTTGTTAATTCTGCCTCTGGTATTCATACTCGACATAGTAACTATTATATTCGCCGTGTTCGTGGTGACAAGAAAGACCCGCTGACCAAGTTCCTGACAGACTCTGGCATTCCTACAGAGGACTGTGTCATGAGACCTGATAGCACTGCTGTGTTTTCTTTCCCAGTGAAAGCACCAGAGTCTTCTCGTACTCGTGATGACCTGACAGCTATGCAGCACTTAGACCTGTGGCTGATGTACCAGCGTCACTGGTGTGAGCACAAACCTTCAGTGACTATCTCTGTTAAGGAAGATGAGTGGATGGATGTTGGTGCTTGGGTGTGGAGGAACTTCGATGAGCTTAGTGGTATCTCATTCCTGCCTTGGGATGGTGGTTCTTATCGACAAGCACCTTATGAGGAGTGTACTAAAGAGCAGTACGAAGAACTTCTATCTAAGATGCCTACAGATATCTTGTGGGATAACCTCAAGGAAGAAGATGATAATGTCGAAGGCGCACAGACATTAGCGTGTGTCGCAGGTCACTGTGAGATTTGATATGAATATAGACCTATGTATTATATCTGGATTGATGTTTGGTTTTGAGTATGTCGAAGTTGTAGATGATGAAGAACGATATATTGTAGTAGACTTTGCGTTCCTACGGATTCTTATCAACTTTTAAATAGAGTGTGCTTTCATCCTTCCTGCGCTTAACAAGGCCGGGAAGGACTTTTCCCCCAGCTTTCGTCCACTGCATGAAAGCTTCTGCAGCCCCTTCAAACTCACCTCTGTTATGCTTCTGTCTTATTGTGCTACGCTGGAGGTTACCCAGTCCAACATTAAAGCTAAAGCTGACGAGTGCATCAAACCTAGACTGAGTAAGATTAGTAGGACACAGTCGTAGTACACCTCTCTCAAAGGTGAGGAGATCCTTGGCAAGTATGTCATCAACCTCTGCCATAGGCAGAGTTCTATCCCACCCACTAGGTATTGCGAGGTTTTTACGCTCCTCAAATGGAACCCTGATATGGTTGGGGTCTATGACATGACCTACCCCCGTGGTCCACAGCAAAGCTGGACACCTGTAACTGCGTGTTCTTACGCCCTCGTGGTGCTTTATCATCTCGATGCATTCTTTGGATACTTTCATTTCTTATTGAAAGACTGTGACCCAAACCAGAAGGCTATGATAGATGAGAAGATTATGGCTGAGTCCTCATCCCAGAGCAGGTTCAGCGCCTCATCAAATGGGACGTTCTGCTTCCAAGCGTAGAAGAATCCAAACACATTTACCATTACCAGCATTAGGAACATACCGTAGGTAATGACTGGTCTGACGCTAGCTCTAAGGTTTATGACCCACTTACTGGCTCCCTGCCCTATGGCTATATCGTGGGCATAAAGGGCTTCCTTCTCCTGAACTGCAGACTGCATTGCAATTTGGTCAGTCCTAATCTCCTCCACCCTAGCCTGAGCTAGGAACCCCTTCTCTGCCATCTCCAATTCCCTAGCCATCTGCAATTTAGCCAGCTCTAATTCGTGTTTTTTATCAGACTTATCTTGGAAAAAGTCTAGGAACTTGGGTAGCCCACCAGCCAAGAAGGAGACAAGGGTAGAAAACAGGGTAATCATAGACGGTCCTTAAGGTTTATATCCAAGCACATAGAAGAAGCTAACCAGTATGAAGGCAGTTAGGAAGCAGTACCACTTGAGCAGCCCTAGCTTTCTAAGGTCTCTGCCGTACTCATCAGTCAGGTCCTTGTTATCTCTTAGGATTCTGTCCTTGATGACAATGATTTCATCCCAAGCAGCCTGACCATGCTTAGCTATGATGTCTTGCTTGAGTTCGTCTTCTATCTTTTTAATCTCGTATACTCCACGCCACTCTTCTACAGCTGAGAAGACAGAGGTATCTGATGGTCTTTGCTTTTGCTTTCGCCTAAACGATGCCCTAGCTTGGAGGTCAGCCTTGCCTAGTTCTTGTATGTCCTTGGTGACTGACTCTAGTTCTTTACCTACTGCTAACGCTTCTTTAATACCAGCGACAGCAGCCTTGGCTACTTGAGTGACTGGTTCGCTCATAGTTATTCTTCTATACCTTTACGCTGGAACTGCTTTCTCCTATACTCTGCATAGAAATCAGGGTCAGTGTTTAGCTTCTCTGCTAGTATTTGATTAGTAGCCGTGGTTCTAGCCTTTGATGACACCCTTTCCAGCAGTATCTTTTTAACAGAGTTGTTAGAGTTCTGATATAATGGTGTACTAATCAGGTTATTAAGCAGAGCTGTGATGCGCTCTCCAGATAATGCAGCGTATCTCTCATAATCAGAAGCACTTAACTCTACACCTCTGATAGACTTTTCTACTGGCTTATAAGTAAACCCAGTGCTTTGTATCTCTGCCTGCAATGGTGTCTGCTCTGCTGATCTAGACGCAATGCCTAAGACACCAGACAATCCGTATGATAGATTAGGCTTAGGTTCGCCTAGCAGGTCTCTCTTAACTGGTAGATTCTCACGCATCCCGGGTATACGAGAAGCTACTGCATCTCCAAAGTCTCTGACTTCTCTCTGATATGGGTCTGGTACACGAGCAAACTGAGCTACTGCAGCAGGAACAACTAAGCCAGCAAAGCTGTTGACAAAGGAACCACCATATCTTACTGGGTCATGAGCAGCTTGTAACACACCAGTGATACCTTCTAAGAAGGTCTTAGATGTAAGGTTCTTTGTAATAGCTAAAGTACCGTCTACAGCCAGCTCTTGAATCTTTCTGTCTGCCTGCGGCTTGGAGTAGTAGTCTCTGAGAGATTCTATAGAGTCAGCAAACACACCCATGACAGTAGCAAGTGGCTCAACCCTAGCGTATGAGTACCAAGTATCACCAAGCTTTACTGAATACTCAGGGATGTTGGCAGCTATCATGGCCTCTCGTCTGCCTTGGTCTTTTGGATAAGAACCAGTCATGTTTCCATTGACTATATTGTAAGCAGTTAACGAAGCAATGCCAGCACCTAGCATAGTACGTGCTATAGCTTCATCTTTCTTACCTTTGAACTGCTTCATGAACAGACTGGCAGGAGTATAGGACAGAGCGTCCTTAAGGATATTGATTGGTGTCTTAATGAACGGAGCAATAAAGACTAGCTCTGGATGGTCAGCCCTGAGCTTGAGCATGGTGTTACCTAGCTTACCCAGATCTGCCTGAAAGGTCTGCTGCTTAGCAAAACTTGTAATCTCGTCAGCAAGATAAGGATTAATCTTACTTAGTTCTTCTTGCCACTTAAGACTGCCTATATCTGTTTGTTTTAATTTCTGATACAACTCTTCTCTGCTAAGGCCATTGAGTTTATTCTCAGGTATCGTCTTGGAGATACGCTCTGCTACTGAGTTAAAGTGCATCCTACGAAAGATGCTCTTAGAGAACTCGTCAATAGCTACAGAGGCACGAGTAGGATAACGGACATACTTACCAAACTCTTTCTCAAGCTCTGAGGAGTTTGCACTACCACCGATAGCAGTCTTAATCTGGTCAATGTTTGCTTTGGTATCTAGTGGCGCACCAGCTGCCCAGCCTGCCTTAGCAAACTGAATGCCCTCTGCAGCTCCTTCAAAGAATCCTTTCAGCATTGCAGATGACTCTTGTAAGCGTATAGAGTTTCCGGGCATAAGACCTAATAGAAATCTTTCACCAATAGCTAGAGGTGCTTTGACTAAAGCAGACATAGCGTTAACGGCAATAGTGCCTAAGCCAGAGATGTAGGAGTTAATCACAAACTCAGCTACCTTGTCCCTAAAGCGTGGCTCTTTAAGAGTGCTATTGACAAAGTTAGCCTGTGCCTTGGCCTTCTCTCCCGGCAACATATTCATTCGTTCTAAATCATCTAAGCCTTGATAGAAAGCATCAATGGCTGCTTTGCATTTATCATCTACTTTCAACAGGATCTCCCGCCCAAGAACGGAGCAATGTTTCCGTTTTCTTTAATCACCTTCTGCAATGCTTTCTGAAAGTTCAAAGCTCTGCCTAAGTTACTAGCGTTGCCTTCTACTGCTGCAAGTAACCCAGAGGCTTTAGTCATCATAGCCTGAAGCACTGCATATCCTTCGTCACTACCACGCTCTCTAGCAATACGAGCTAACTCACGAGCATTACGTAAGTCTTCGATAGCTGAGCGAGTAGCCTTGATAGTCTGAGACATCACCTCTGGAGGTAGAATCTCTTGAATCTTTTTATTCATCAAAGCTTCAACAGCAACGTCTTCAGGCACTAGCTCATCACCAAATGTTTCAGACCATGTCTTTCCAGTCTGCTTCTCATACTTGAACCTACCAGCTAAAGCGCCTTCAATCTGAGCTAACACATCAGCATCTGCTGCAGCCTTAGAAGCAAGAACATTAACATTACTGTTACGATAAGGATTAGATGGGTCAATCATCCTAGCAAACTGAGTAGGATTGATAGAAGCCATACGAGTGCCAGAGGTATTTAAGAAGTCTCTATAGTCACCAGTCTTATTAGCTACTTGTTCTACTTCTGACATAGCTTTCTGAACTGATACTTGATTACCACCTTCTATAAAAGCTTTATTGATTGGCGTGTCTACAGCTTCTTCTTTGCTTACAAACTTAGTTGTACTAGGAGGAACTTGGAAGATTGGTTTCTCAAGTTTATTGAAGTCAGACAGGAAACGCTGTTCTGATTGAGTGATCAGAGAGCCTTCGTTGATACGAGACTGTATCTCAAATGCACGAACAGCATCATCAGTTAGTGGAGGTAGCTGGTCTTCAAAGTCTCTAAGGAATCTCTGCTCTGCTGGTGTTACTAAGTCACCTACTTCTATCCTACGTTGGATATCAAGTAAGTTAGTAAACTGTTGTTGATTGATAACCGGGGCAGCTGCTTCTTCAGTAGCCTCTGCTGCTTCTTCTGCAGTCCTTACTATAGGACCACCACCTTCAACCTGAGCTGTCTTAGCTGCTTCGGCTTTGTTGACAAACTTACCTATAGCGCCACCGATACCAGCTCCTAAGCCAACACCAACAGCAATGTTAGTAAGCCTTGAGTCATCAAACTCGCCCTCATAGGTAGGCTCTAATACACCAGCCGCTCCACCAACTAAAGCACCTTGCTTGACAAACTGACCAACGGTCTTAGCTCTACCAATAGGGATTAAGTTAGTTGGGTCAGCAATAGAACCAGCCAAGACACCAGTGATAGCAGCACCAGTGTTGGTGTCCATCATGGTACGAAACTCTTGCTCTTTCTCTAGGTCTGTCTGATAACCGAAGGCACGATTGTAAAAGTCTAAGTCGTTGCCAAATAGTTGTGACAAACCACGCAGAGTAGAGGTTACTCCACGCTCAAAACCTCTGGCTAAAGTCTCTCCAGTACCATACTCTTCATCAGCTACAAGTCTTAGACCAGCTTCTGATACAGTTTCCCACTGGTTGTTTGCAATAGCTTCTAGGTCAGAGGTAGATAAGGAACTCCAATTAACCTTAGCCATTAGGGAGAAACTCCCAGCTCAGGCTCTGGTGCAGAAGGTGTGCTAGCTGGGGCTTTCTTACCTTTGTTTCGTTTCTCTAGCTCAGCTCTTGCTGCAGCGGCTGGGTCTAGAGCAGATGGAGCTGTTCCTCCAGCTACCTTAATGTTCTTAACATCAGATGGGTTAGTCTTATTGATTGCAATAATCTCTGTGATATTACCCAGAGCATCCTTGACAGTCTGGAAGCTGTACTTATCAGCATTCAAGTTACCAATACGAGCTTCAATCTCACGAATCTGTGCGTCAGTAAACTTGTTCTTACGAGCTGTGTCCTCAAGTTCTGCTTTAAGTTTATCTTTAGAAACCTGAACTTGCTCTTCTTGTACTTTAACAGCACGCTCACTGATAGACATCTTACGCTCTTCAAGGCTTCGTCTAGTAGCCTCGTCAGCTAACATCATAGCTTCTTGAGTGTAGCCCATCTCGCTAGCACGCTTAGCCATAGCAGCGTATACCTTGGCAGGATCTTTCTGGTCTTCTGCAGACATCGATGCTTTAACTTCGTTAGCAATACCTTGTAGGTCTCGTGCTTTCTTTAGAGCTGGGTCTTCATAGCCAGCAATGTCAGATAACAAGCGCCCAGTCATCTGACCAGACCTAGCAGCAATGAATGCACCTTGTTGCTCAGGTGTCATCATAGCAGACTGACGAGCCTGCTCAAACAATCGTTGCTGTTGTGCCTGTTCTACCTGAGCAGGGCTTTGGAATATACCTAATAAAGATTGTTGTGGGGTTGCCATTCCTTACTCCTTAACCGTAAACATTCATAGCCGTAAAGTCTGCTCCAGCTCTTTCCCCATATACATTTGGATTACCGGCAAAAGAACCAGTGTAGTATAAGTTCTGTAACGGTGTGCCATATGGAGTATTAGGTTGCTGGGTTGTTAGCTCTCTATAAGAAGGAAGAGCACCGAACAAGTTCTGCTGAGACTGAGCAGAGATTAGACCAGCCTGACGAGCGCCTGCAGCCTGTGCAGAGGCAGCTTCCATACCGCCTTTAAGTAAGTAACCACCAGCAGTTGCACCAGCAGCAGCGGCACGTCCACCAAGCTGTGCGCCCATCTCAACAGGTTGCAGTAATGCCTGCTCGACACCAAGACCAGAGGTAAACAGACCTGTAGACTGGGCAATCCTTCCAGCTACGTTAGCTTTAGCCTGCTCTCTGAGCTGTGTCTCTTTGTCAATCTGTGCTTGTTGGAATGCACGTAGCTCAGGGTTTGCACCATAGATATCAAGACCCTGTCTACCAGTACGAAAGAGATTAGTGCCAAGCTGAGAGTATTGCTGAGACACTCCCGGTGCAGCAGCAGAGCGCAGTCTTTGATACTCTTGCTCTTCAGCAGCTGGGATATCTTGAGGCAGCGCAGCTCCTGCAGCTCTGAACAGTTGGCTACGATACGCAGCTAGCGCTGGGTCATAATCAATGTTTAATGATTGATCTCCAAAGGTTACACCGCCTAACGCTGTACGAACATTATATGGTCTAAACTTTGCAGCCTCAGCAGCAATCTGTGCAGCTTCTTTTGAGCCTGCAGCAGCAATACCTGCAGCGTCAGTTTGTGCTTCAGCAGCTTTAGACGCAGGACCAAATCCAAATACGTCTGATACTGCGTTAATTATGTCACCCATTACATTCTCCTAAATGCAAGTCTCGTAATACCATCGTAGCATTGTACTTCTTTATAAGGCCAGAAGCTAAACATCTTACCAAACTTCTGCAACTTCTTATTCTCTTTATTTATCATGATGAACATCGGACCACCATGCATTTCAAATATTAAATCTAAGTCCCTGTCAAACTGCCTAAATATTTCTGGTGTCCACTTAATAACATCTGCGTGCATCCAGTTAGCTAATCCAACTCTTTCTATGTAGATGATGTAATTATCTCTAACGCAGACTGGAACTTTCTTGTCATCTGGATCAATATGTACCGCCACTAATCGTCCCGTCAGTGATAGTATTACCAGTTAACAAAGTGTTTAGAGCAGCAATAGTAGCGTCTAGTTTACTATTAACAGCAGTTTGAATGTTATCGTACTCAGTATTAATCTCTGCGCCTTTAACAATCTTCGATGGGTTACCTGAAGCTAAAGAGTCTTTAGCTGCGAAGTCGGTAGTCTTCGTATAGTTAGACATTATATCGTCCTTCCAGATTTAACAAATACTTCAAACTTTTGAATAGACATAGAACTGTTCTGAATATCTACTTCAAATCCTAGTTGTAATACCTTGCCATATCCTAATCCATTAGCTACCAAAGAATTAATATCCTCTGAGCCAGCATACTCAGCAGTGGTGTTATACTCTGAAATACCATACTGAGCTACTGTGGAGTTTAACAAGCTTAGAGTCTGGTTATAATTTAAACCACCGTAATCATAACCCCATTTAGTCACAAAGCTCTGCGATGCTCCACCAAAGACTACAATATTAATCTTCTTTAGAATCTTCTCTAGTGTAGGCTCACTAAAATCAAAGAAGCTAGTGTAATACACCATACGGTAGACAGCGGTATCATCAGCATACCCACCGTACTTACCAATATATCCTAGCTTGCCTATAAGTAACTCTCTAGCTTCAGTAACACATAAAGCGTTAGGACTAATATTATTCCAAGTAGTTACCCTAGCTGAACCATCCTCTAGAGAAGTACGCATATCAAAGACATATGTTAACCCACTAGTTGGTAGAGACAAAACATAGAAAGCATCATTAGGAGAGTAAGCACTCTTAATAAGCTTAGCTGTCTCTGAGTTAACATATCCCATCAAGTCATCACGTACATTCTTAGATAGGTCTCTAAACGGTAAAGACTTCTCTTGGATAACACGAAGCAAACTACGAACACCTGTGTCAGACAAAAAGATAATATCTGTACCAGTGTTCTGTACAGAATCTCTAGCAATACATCCAATACCTTTAATTATATCTGACAACGATAGTGTTGCAGGATCATCAGCACCTGAATACAATACAACATTACGCTTACAGAAAATAATAAGAAAGTTATTATGAGCTGCTAGTGCTACGATTGGGTCATTATTAGGAACTACTGTAGCAATGTTTAAGCTACCAGCTGAGCCAGTGCTTAGGTTGTCTCCGTTAAGCAAATCACTAAAGTAAACAGTTTGCTTGTCACCAGTAATATCTGCATACCATACCCTACCATAAGCAGCTAATGCACAGTTGGGCGTGAAGGTGCTAGCACTAAAGCCAGTAGGCAGTGTGCCAATATCTGCTAATCTTTGAAATCCATAAGAGCCAGTATGTGCGTGACCAGTAGCTCCCAGCTTATGATAAATTAAAGTAGGATGGCTACCTTGAACTAAGTAAGCATGAGAAGAAGCGTTAAGACCAGCATCATATGGCAGAGCCGCTATTTGCCAATGGTTATCAGTAATTGTATAAGTTAAATCTGCTGAGTCTGTAGCATCACGGACAGTAGCTGTAGTCAATGTGCTTCTGCCAGTAAATAACTTATTGTTACCGCCAGAAATAACTACGTTACCATCTTCTTTTACAATCTCATACAGCGTCTGAATCTTATTAGTACCTAAGTCTACGTTAGTAGAAGCATTAACTTTAGTCCAGCCCTTACGTGCGCCAATACGCCCGAACTTATCTATGACGCAGTTAGTAGCTTCATAGGCAAAGTTAGGTGGTAATGTAACACCAGACTCTTGGGTATTAAGACCATAAAAACCCGGAGCTGCTACCGATACTGCTTTAAGAGGTTTTGCCACTTATGTTAAATTCCAGATAGATTCATCAGGATAATGACTAGACTCAATAGCTACATGATCAGCTAAGGATTTCTTATATAAAGCATAAGCTTCTGAGCTATTCTGTCCCATGTCTTCGCCACGCTCTGCTAAGGCTTTAGCATAAGCACCAAAGATTACAGGCTCCGAAGGAACCTTAATTATGTCTGTAGCCAAAGACAGAGCAGCCTGAGGTTTGATAATATTAAATCGTAGATTATAAACTCCATCAGGTTTAGGAAATATATCTACCTGAGTATCCCCATTGGAGTCTACGCCATTAAAGTTATAGTACAAAGGCTGACCTGCCTGAGCATTATTAATCAAGAATTGCTGGTCAAAGTAGGCTCTAGGAGCTACCTCCATAAACCAGTCGCTAGTATCGTTAATTACGTTTAGGACACGAAACCGTACCCCAGAGCCAGTAAGGACGTAGTTAAACAAATTAGCTGTAGTTGCAGCAGTCAAGGTATCTGTCAAGGCATTCCAGTCATAAGCGTCTTCTACCTCACGCTTAATGTCGTTGACAAACTTACCAATCATTTTAGCGTAAGCTGTCTGTGACACAGTGCCTACCTCGTTCTCACGTAGACGGACTAGCACATCATTAATTAATTGTAAATAAGTCATAGTAGTATTATACCATAGAAATTAGTAGTTGTCAACTACCATTTAACTTTATCTGCCCAATATGCAGCAGACATCTTACCTTTGGCTATATTCTGGGCGTGTCTAGACTTAAAAGACTCACGGCGCTTACGGTATGACTCTGACTCTCCAGCCTTCTTAGGAGAACCTGAGACTCCTTGTTGTCCAAACCTGATAGTCTTAACCTGATCGCCTTCCTTGGCTACTACCACATGAGACTTGGTTGGGTGGCTAGGTGTGCGCTTTGGCTTATTGTAGCCTGCTACGCCAGCCCTAGTTAGTCTTGAGTCTTTCATCTGTACCCCGCTGTCTTCTTAGCTATCTTCTTAGGTTGCTTTACAAACTGCTTGCCAGCCTTGTTGCCCTGTGCCTTAGCCTTGTTAGTTGCTGCTTTCTCTGCAGGTGACAGAGCATCCCAAGCTGCATCTGGTAGGTAACGCTTCTTACCTTTACTGGCTTTACCATCAGAGGTTCTCCACTTCTGGGCTGTCCAGTCCTTCAGCGATTGCTGTGGGTCTTTCTTCATGACTTATAACCACCGCCAGCTTTCTTGTACTCACTAGCTAACAACTGAGCTTTACGAGCTGACCACTCTCCGGGGTCTCCACCTTTGCTACCAGCTTTGATTTTCTCAAACAAACGCTTACGCATTGTGGGCTTAGTATAAACACCAGCCTCATTAACACGAGACTTAGGTTTCTTGGTCACTTCTTTGCTTTCTTCTTCTTAGACATACCAGTCATGGCTAGGCCAACAGCAACTGCCTGCTTCTGTGGCATTCCTTCTTTACGAAGTTTACTAATCTTAGCAGAAGCAGCAGCTTGTTTGCCCTTCTTAGTGTAAGGGTATTTCTTTCCGTCTACCATTGGCATAATATTATCCTTGATATTGTAAAGTTGAATCTTGAATTAACTCAATAGTTACTATAAAAGTAACTGTGCTAGTTCCTGACTGTGATATTCTAATCTCATCCCCGCCTTGAACTACAACTACTGCATCAGTAAATAATACATAATCACCAGCTCCTAAGTTTTTACCAGCAAAGACTATATACTCTGTATTCTTTGACTTGTCATACCAATAAACAGTAGGAGTGTTTGTTCCATCAGCACTAATTACATATAATAGTTGCCAGAAACCAGTATTACTAGAAGGAACAGTATACAATACTTCTTTAGTAGTAGTAGTCTTAGTCTTAGCGGTTGATACTTTTCTACTCATGTTAACCTATTTTAAGAACTAAGCTGAGTAGTAGAACTACGATGAAACCAGTAGTCCCGAGCAGGATCTGTTCTAGTCTTTTTAGTCTAGCATTGATGCCTGCATAGCGTTCAGCGCAGACTGCTTCATGGGTGTCAAGTTGGCCTTTAACTTGGTCTACTGTTGACATTACTCACCCCAGTTCTGGTTGCTAACTACCGTAATCAAAGCTTCTACATTTGTGCAAGCCGCAATCGCGGCCTCTAGCCCGTCACACTCAGCCACAATCGCCGCACGCTTTGCGACCACCGTTGCGGGTATGTCTATATTGCGCTCTGCCTTGCGGACTACCATCCAATCGGTCTGGGCAAGCATAGAGCCTGCGGTCTGCTTAATCTGTGCAATCCATTGGCTCTTAAGACCCTTGGTAACTAGACGCTCCGTAGAATCCACCATCGCAGGTTGTCCGTTGACCACACCCAAGACTTTGACATACATGGGATTACCGTCTTCGTCTACTTCTTCACGGTCATTTAAAAGTTTAGGATTGCCTACGCCCCAGTAGAATCTCTGGTCATACCACTCTGGGTCTGCTACCTCTACCACGCCTAACTGCTCACGCAGGGCAGGGTCACGCAGGTGTGGGTAGCGGATACCACCGATGACTTGTTCAGAATCTATTGAGATTGGGTTTCCATTAAATTGAAACATTTGTTACTCCTATCGAGCTAAACTGTACTTAAAGGGTGATTCGGCAAAGGCTGCGTAGATGTAGGTTGCACTAGTGTCGTTAATGTCACCAGAATTGCCTCTTAACTTAAATCCATTTGACAAGACATCTAAAAATGGGCCTGAAGTTGATGTTCCTGTTGCTTCTGCATTGCTTAAATTAGCATACAAATATAAATCCGTTACGTTAAATGTGTCTCTGGCAGTATCAACAATTCCCCAATTACTTGTTCCGCTACTTTTCTTAAACATAACCCATCTTGGCCTGAAGTTCGTGTACACAAACGGCCCATCCGTAGAACCATTGCCCGTGTAACTTCCAAAGGCGCTATACCCTGCTACTGGTGCGAAGCAGTAGGCTACATGGTTAGAGCCATTTTCATTTAGTGCGTTCCAGTTACCAAGCGTGAATACAGTTGAAGTAGGTAGCGTATCGTTCCACGGAGTTGTAGCATCTGCTGTTGCTGCGGTTGTGTTTAATACAAGGTAATCTGTTTCAGGAGCAGAAGTATTGTACGCATGGTATACAGGCCACGCCTCAGCAGAACTTCTGTTTTTGATAATAATCATTGCTGGAACTGCGCCAAGCCCGTGTCCAATAGTTGCGCCACTTGCGTTTGTACCCGTATAAGTAACAATCGAGAACCCGCTAGTCGTATTTGCCCTGACTGTGCTTGTTATAGTGCCAGAGGTGTTGGTAGCGTTAGAGCCTGCTGCGTCCCAGCACCAAGCAACATAGGTTTGACCAGAACCAGCATTGTTTACAGTTGAATCTGATGACGTTCCTAAGGTAAACCCATTTGAGTCAAACGACATTAAACCCTGAGTTTCCGTAAGTTCTGCTCCTGTATCGTTTGATACCAAAGGTTTGTTTGCGCCACGAATGGTGTCAAAAAGTTTATGCCAGTAGGCGTTTGTTCTTGCTTTAATCCACACAAAGTCAGGGGCAAAACCAACCGTCTGAGCATTGGTTGCACCCGTTCCGGCATAAGTATTGATTGCAAAATACTTATTCGCCTGTGTAGTGCTAGTAGCACCGATGGTCGGCGTAGGCAAATTAGTTGTACACAATGCCTTAAAGCCAGAGGGGGCTGTGTAGGCAAAGGCACGTTGACCGAAGTTGAATGTTGCAGACGAATTATTGGAGCCACTATTATCTGAAATGGCTGCAAAAAATGTTCCGCTTAAACTTGAATATGCCGTTCCTTGGCTAACTCCGTTTTTATAAAACACAAGAGTGCCAGCATCCATATCAAGAGCCACACCAATCACATCGTTTGTGGTATATGTTGCTCCATAGGATGCCGTAGAACCATTATTTCCTTTCAAAGCACTAGCAAAATAACAATATCCATCAACGCAGTTATATAGTTGTTGTGAAGGATTGTTAGCAAAATTCACAGCCTGACCAGCAATACCAATTTGGAACCCGCCGCCAGAAGTGCCACAAGTTACTTCCCAATACCACTTACCAGAGGAAACCCCCATGGTTCCTCTGCTAGGATAATAGTTAGCATTTGCCGCCGCTGAACTCCAATCCAGATTTCCGTTGGTAGGATTTGATGCGCTAGTAGCAGAATCCAGCGGGTTTAAAGTACAGTAATTCCCACGCACCTCACCACCAACACCTGTGTCTGTACCGTATGCTGTAGGTGAATCCACCATTGAGTCGTTACCAGCGCCAGCAGTCACAGAGAAGTTGTTAGGTGTCCAGTTGTTACCGTTGCCTGAGCTGTCCTTGCCTAGCGTTGTGCTGGTCGTGCCAGAGTTGTCTGCAAACTTTAGGTAGAACCCGTTAGTGCCGTATGTGCCAGAGTAAGCCTTGGGCTTCCATACACCTGTGGCAGAATCAGTTTCACCGAATGAGGATGGGGTTAGGGCTTGACCGTCAATGAAATAAATTTCCGTTAGGTATCCATTAAAGTGATTTGCTGTTACTGGACTTCTACCAATATTGTGTGCCGCTGTTCCGTTCCAGTTGTTTGATGTTGCCCCACTTGGAATAGAATTTCCAGAAGAAAACGCTGTTATTCGTATTCCATTTACATATAAACGCTGACGGTCACCGGCAGTTGCGTTATTTGAATCCCATACCGCAACAATATGATACCAAGCACTTACATCTCTATAAACTGCTGATGTTCCAATGTAATAATCAGCCCCACCACCGTTATAAACTTCAAAAAATAAAGTTTGACTTGAATCGCCATTACTAAAACAAATTCTATTTGAATTATTTATTGCATAGATGTTGTCTTGTGTATTTGTAATTGCACTTCTTTTAACCCATCCGCTCCAAGTCCAAGAAGTTTGGCTTCCAGTAGATGCGGGTGTCCTGCTCAGATACGCACTATCCGCAGAGTTAAACCGCAGACTGCGCTCTATCTGATAGCCACCAGCACCGCCTCCACCAGTAGCAGGATTTATACCAATAGGTAGAACAGCCATTACGCTAATGCTCCAGAGTTAGCAACATAGACATTAGTACCATCACTAAAATAAGATAGTAAATAAGTACCAGTAGCACTAAGTACAGTCAAAGCACCAGTGGCTACCTTGGTGTTAGCATGGGCAGATACTGTGTAGTTAGATCCATTGACTAGCAAGATAAACCCAGACTGACCAGCAGTGATATTAGTAAAGGTAAGGGTAAAATTGCCTGTTGGAGTGCACTTAAAGTTGTTAGTCACATTCATGTCAAATGAACCGTCATTGTCCGTAGTGACTGTACCACGCTGTGAAATAGTAAAAGTCTGAGCAGAGTCAGTCTTAGCACCAGTAAGTTCTACTACAGTACCGCCAGAGTCTTTAACATAAAGACGTTTATCAGCTGTGTTAACAGCTAACTCAGCACCATCAGTAGAGTTAGTTAATGCTCCAGATGCTGGAATAGACGCAGCAGTATTTGAGCGTTTAAGAAGTATTGTAGCCATTAGTACGTGCCTCCAGCAAATGTACCAGTTGAAATAGTACCTACAGTTGTAATGTTAGTAGAGCCTGCCCAAGTAGATAATGCAGTATTCTCTACGTTACCTAAACTAATATCAGTTTTAGTTATTGTATACCATGTTGTATCGTAATCAGTGCTTGAACTTTTCTTTAAGAATTGACCAGTTGTTCCACCAGTTGGTACTCCTGCACCAGTTGCTCCAGTTGCCCCGGTAGCGCCTGTAGCACCAGTTGGCCCAGTAGCTCCAGTTGCTCCAGTAGCACCAGTGGGAATACTAAAATCAAATATAGCTGCTGAGCTTGTACCTGAATTAGTAACTGTTGCTGAAGAACCTGCTGCTCCAGTAGTTACTGTGCCTACAGCAATAGTTGCAGCAGCTCCTGCAGCCCCTGTGCTTCCCGTAGCACCTGTTGCACCTGTTGCGCCTACTGGAATTGAAAAGTCAAAAACAGCTGCACTGGTTGTGCCTGAGTTACTTACTGTTGCACTTGATCCTGCTGCGCCAGTAGTGACAGTACCTACTGCGATAGTAGCGGCTGTTCCTGCTGCGCCTGTTGCACCAGTAGCGCCAGTTGCGCCAGTGGCTCCTGTAGCACCTGTTGCACCAGTAGCGCCTGTTGCACCAGTAGGAATACCTAAACTTAAAACATAAGTTCCAGAATTATAGGAAGCAGTGGCAGAGGAACCTGCAGATAATGTTGAAGCAGTTACAGAAAAGTTATTAGCTAAGTTTATTGAAGCTGTTTCACTAGCTAACGCAGCAGCAGCACTAGAGGCTGCAGCACTTGCTGAAGATGAGGCATTGCCTGCATAAGTGTTAGCATTGCTTGCGTAAGTCTGTGCGTCAGTTGCATTAGACGCAGCATTAGCAGCAGAGCTAGAAGCTGCAGAAGCTGAAGAAGCTGCAGCACTTGCGCTAGTAGACGCAGCAGAAGCTGAAGCACTTGCTTGAGTAGCCGCAGTTTGGGCTATTACAGATTGATTGGTTGCGTCATTGGTAGCATCACCAGAACCACCGGGACCACGATAGATTGGCATTTAATCTCCGTTTAGTTTTACTCAGCAGACTGAGACAATCTACTTAGTAAAACTCCCTAGACCTTGTGAGTCTAGGGAGAGCCGTTAGCTTATAGGCTATTAGGCAGGAACTGCAAGAGCAACGGCAGAACCGTCACGCAGCTCACCAACACCATACAGCATATCGCTGGTAAACAGAGTACCAAGATACTCTTGTTTGTACTGGGTCTGTGAGCGAACACCCATCTGCTCAGCCAACACAAATGCATCTTTGTGTGCTAACAAGCAGATACGGTCTGTGCCAGAACCACCAGCAGCAGTATCAGCGTTAGTGCTTACAAATACTTTAACACCAAACACGTCACCAACTTGACCGTTACGAATTGTGTTGTTACCACCCTGCTCACCTACGAAAGCCTGCTCAGTAAAGCGAGAGATGCTCATCAACGTGTTACGGCTTGACGGAGGAACAATCAGGAAACGATCCGTCATCGGAACATCTTGATCGTCAAGACGCTGGATGGAACGGCGAATACCTGCCTCGCCAAGAGCAGCTGCATTAGATGTGCTGGAGTTGTACACCGTTGCGCCAGTCGAACCAATGAAGGCATTCGTGCTAGAAGCAGCAGTAGCGTAGTCATTCGTACCAATGGTAGCACCATTAACACCACGGCCTAATTGAATCAGGTCAGTGTCAACACGCTTAGCTAGAGCATAACCAGCATCGTCCGTGTAGAAACGGCGCAGAGAAGCCAGAGCCTGAACTTCGACAATGTCTTCAATCAAGCGGCTGTACTCATAGTGCTTGTTGATAAGAACTTGAATTTCAGTTTCCGTAGCAGCAATCAGAGTTACCTGACTTGATGCAGTCTTAGCTGCAGCGTCACCACGAGTGGGTTTAGGAATGTGAAGAGTATCGCCCTTCTTGCCTTTGAAAGACATTTTAGAGAACAGGTTAGCAGCAACCAAGTTCTTTTTGTAAGCAGCGATGATTTCATCAGACCAAATTTCAGGGATAAATTTATCCGCTGTTGTTTTTGTTACGTGATCAGTACCGAGAGCCATTTTGAATTTCCTTTAGATTTAAGTTATTTAACTCGACCCGAAGCGTAAGCAGCCATAATTTCATCTTGTAGCTGATAATAACGATCAGGGTCTTCCAGTTGTAGTCGGATTAAGTCCGCTCTTCGATAAACCTTAGCAGATGTAGGTGCTGCCGCATTAGAACCAACATCAACAGTAGCTGCTTTAACAGCTGCCTTTTGCGCTGCCTTGACTTCGGGCGTAGGCTGAGGCTGCTGTGGTGCTTTTGGTTTTACGTAGGTCCAAGTATTTAACAACTCTGCTGCTGAATCATAGTCAAGGCTTGCGTCAGCTGCAGCGTATAACCGTGTGCGAACTGGCGAAGCTTTAATCCATTCTGCAAAAGCAGGGTCTGTTACTGTCTGTTCAAAGTCAGGAAACTCTGACTGTAAACGATTTAATACTTGAATCTTCTTACTCTCAAAAGCTTGTTCTTTAGCTTCTTTAACTGCTGGGTGTTGCTCTACTGCTTTGTTTACATACTTCTTAGGATCTTCGAAGAAGTCGATCTCGTCTTCTTTTGTGGCTACCTCTTCAGCTTTTGGCTTTGTGTCGAGTTGTCGCTTGATAAGTTCATCAGCAAGTTTCCGTACTTCACCAACTTCTTGGGCTTGTCTACCAATTAGCTTTTCAGCCTCTTGGTGCATCTTGATAATTTCATCAAGACTCTTGCCCTTGTACTTGGTAGGAACATTTTCTACTACAGGTTGTTCTTCTGTAGATTGTTCCTGTACTACTTCAGCTTGAGGTTCTTCAGCTACTGGCTGAGTTTCTTGCTGAGTAATATCACTTGCTTCAAATAACTCTTCTTGCGTTTCTGTAAAAGATGCTGCCACATTATCCTCCTGTCCACAATGGATTCTAGGAAATTTAAAATGTCACTTGGAATCAGCTCTGCTGTTTCTTGTAAGCGACTCTAGTTGCTTCTTCGTGCTTTCTAGCCCACGCTTCATGTGCTGAAGGAAACGCACCTGTGATGCCCTCCAGACTGATACGGGGTGACGAGATAATACGAGAAGCTTCATTGCGACAATGAGGACACTCTATAGAACGAACCTCATCATCTACAAACTTTTCGCTAAGGTGATCCTTAGCACATCTAAATTCAAATATCCGCTTCATTCTGATAACTCCTCGTAAGCACTTTCAGATGCTTCTTTGAGTTGAAAGATAAAGTTTAGGATATCCATCTGTCCTTTAGCGTAGTATAAGTCTTCTACGCTGTTACATTTTTCTATGTCTTTTGAGACTTCGGCTACTTTTTGCAGGTCTTCTAGTAAATCCTGCCAGCCTTTAGAAGTCATCATGTCAAATCTAGCCTCATAGTAGGCTTGGAGTTCTTTATCCACAGTTTCTCCTCACTAGGACTGTGTTGTATTTCTACAACATATGTATCTATTATACCATAAATTTATAGAAAAGTCAAGAGGTTACTGAACTTTTCTTTGCATTTGGGTTTCTACGATGTTTTCCTTGGTCTCTAGCTCCCGCTCCTTAAGAATCAGGTCTGCTACCTTGACACGGCGCTCGAACTCTCCCTGCATAGATCCATCAAGGTTGCTAGCCGCAGCCTGAACCACGTCAACCCGGAGCTTTTCAGGCATGAGCTGGGCTTCTACTACAGCCTTATTAGCCCTTGCAAGGCTTTCTTGAGCATTGGCTTGGCTTTCTTGTGCCCTGCCTTGAAGCTCAGCAATCTGAGCCTGTAGGAGCTGTATTTGACCCTGCTGCTGAACCATCGCCATCTGCTGCTGCTGTGGGTTAGGCTGGCTCATCTGGTCAAGAGCTGTAGCCAACTCTTCTTTGTTAGACAGACTGGAGCCTTTGATGATACCTTTTAAGACCAAAGGCAGGACAGGGCTGTCAGGACCAAGGGTTTGAAGTAATCCAATGAACTGCTGTTGCTCGTACTCTCTAGCTACCATACCCAGAGTCGAGGCAGGGGTAAAGTTAAAGTCACGGCTAGGATAACGCTCTGGATCAAACTGCATATAACGATGAGCAATCTTCTTAATCATAGGAATTAAGAAGTCATCTTGGAAGTTCATCAAAGCCTGCTTATTCTTCTTAATGATAGAAGACATTGCCAAGGACATAGAAGCTCCACCAGCCTCTCCAGAAGCTACAGAGCGGGTCATTGCTTGACTATCTAACGTACCAGTAGCCTGCAACAACATGGTTTCAAACGCTGCAGCAGTAGTAATATTACTTGCGTCTGTAGAACCAAACTTAAACGGAAACAGAATCTCGTTAGGATTACCGTTGGTAAGTAGGGTCTTTCCGGGCTGAACCTTGTAGTTTACACCACGAGGTAACCTTGTAGCATCAGCTGCCATCATAGGGGCCGTAGTCAGTGCTAAAGAGTCCAGATGACTACGGAGTTGAGCGTCAATAGCTTTTTGCATATTGTAGCCCTTTTCAACTGTACCAATACCTACTAACCTTCCCGGAACTGTCTCAGGAGTATACGAGACAACAGGACGGTCTTTCATCATGTAGGGATTAGCTTCTGCTTTTAATAGGTATTGGTTGTTTGCAATAACAACAACAGCCTCTACTAAGTCAGAATACTTATCAGCATCGCTGTCCTCTGGGAACAGATCAGCAACTTCTTGTCCTTCATTTTCAATTTGCTCTAAATACTCTCGTGGTACTAACCCGTAGTAACGTAGTATTCGTACTTTGTCTTCTTGGTAGAGAGTATCCAACTGTGTTGGCTCAAGAGCACTATCACTATACTCAGGACCAATATTAACTTTTCTGTAAATCCCATCTTCAATGCCTTTAACAACTTTAAAAAGACTTGTGTACTCTTCAACCGCACAGCCTAGTCCTTCGTACAAGCTATCAGCATTAGGGTCCCACAACATATTACGTGGGTGAATAGACTTAGTTGTGATAGCAATACGATCTTGTTCAATAACCCCAACCGCAGCAGTTTGTCCATCAGGCAAAGACTGCATTGTAGGAATTAAATCAATAATATTTTTAACTTGAATCTCTGCAAAACCAACGCCATAGATTTCAGCGTTACGGTCTACTTCAGCCCAGACCTGCGGGGTCTTGTCTTTCTTTAAATCTTCGTGTAGTTTTTTCTTGGTGTCTTCAACATCTAAAGTTTGAAGGTCTCCAGCATTATCATAAATTTCAAAGAACTCTCCACGTCCAGTGGTAGCCTCAATAATCTCTGAGGTTTTATTTTCAACGGCCTGTCTAATTGCTGGAGATACAATTTTAGAACGCTCGGACTCACGAGTCTTATCCTCATCAGCCCAGATGCCATAGTACAAACGCTCGTACTCATCCCACTTGGTTTCATAGTTTACTTCTTTGTACTCACGCCAGCGATCACAATGACTAATAATAAACTCGACAAGTTCTTTGTCTGATTCAGATACTGGGTCTTCTTGGAAGTCAGCCATTACATATCCTCTACTGTGCTAGGAAACGGGTTGGTATACTCAAGGCGTGCATCTAGTGGTGCGCCTTCGTTACTAATAAATTCTGTTGGGCCTAGAGGACGATTGAAAGCAGCCATCGTATCTCTATCTTGTCCCATTGTGGCAGGAAACACTTTGCCTTTGGTTTTATCTTTTGAGCCGCTAGTCCGAGCAAAGAACGGGTCTTCAAAGCGAAGCTGTACGTTACGTGCTTCAGCCTCTCCATAAGACTTTAAATAATCTCTAGTAGCTTTTTCTTTGTCAACCTTAGATGCTTGCTCCCAAGATTTGTTTGTGTACTTTTTAAGAAACTTATTCTTACTTGTTCCTTGTAAGAATCGTTCTATTTGTTGTGCGTAGTGCTGAGACTCGTGAAGTAAACCAGAAATAACAGCAACTGGGTCTTGATCAATAAACGGCATTGAACCTACATTTAAGTCAATGGTTTGGCTATCTAAGTTATACGCCCCAAAGGACATTGGTTTATCTGGTTCATTAATAATCCTTACCTGCTTGTTAGCAAGGTCTGGGTAAAACTCATAAAGTTTTGGATGGCTTAGTACATCCTGAACTCGATAGACTTCGCCTTCTTCAAACATATCAGTAGGCATACGCAAGCGTGCGTCTGTGTCTGGAATCTCAAACCTTAGTTTTTCATCTGGTCCAATACCCATTCCAGTTCGTGCTACTTGATCCTCAAAGGTAGCTCCACGTTTAGCCATGTCCTTGGCAAGCTTCATACTAGAATCCATTAGCTCCATCTCATCTTCGGAGGCTTTGGACATATAGTTCATCAAAGCTTTTTCACCACCAATAATTTCAGGGCGAGTTAGTTTTGCTGGTTTGTCTTCAAACTCAAACAGACCTCTGCGAAACTTTCCTGTTTCTGCTAAAAGGTCTGCTGGAATAAAACCGTCAAATAGTCTAGCTATTGCCATGTTAGTATCCTGAGATAGGGTCTAGTGCTTCGTACTCTTCTTCATCCATCATATCAGTAAACTCTGTGATACCAATCTGATCGATGTAGGCTAAGGCATCAATTAAGTCATCATGGATTTGTGGGTTAGGAAAGTTTAGAAGCTGGTCCACAAAAGATTTATTCCACTCGCCTCTAACTAACTTAATCCTTCCATGCTCGAAGCGTCCCTGTAATGCCCAAACTATACGGTCCGTCTTCTTCTTGTTCCCATGAGTCAGATCTATCACTGACAAGAAATAATTCTTCCTTCTCATCAAGTCTTGTAGGTACGGGAGTACGGCGTTCTTTGCCATTCCTCGCTCTATACCTACCAATCTCACATCGTAACTTCTTGCTGTTTCTAAAATCTTGTCTGCTGTTTCTTTGATATCCCATCTACCCGCCACTATAGTATCGACATACCAACCATCTTCACAAACCTTAACTACTGCTATTGCTGATTCATCAAGATTTTTCTTTTTATTAGAAGCTTGTTTACTTACATCTTCAAAGCCAGCCAAATCAACAGCGATGTAATAAGCACCGTCATTAGGAGTATCATCAGAATCAACATACTTAATCCATTCATCCTTAAATAGGTCTGACTGTGCGGCCTCGAAACTAGCAAGGTATTCCTGTCTAAAACTGAAGGAAGACATTGACTTCTTTGCAGCCTCAATCTCTTTAGGATCGAGTAGAGGGTTATCAAAAGAAGTAAAGTGAAACGATACCCAGTCTTCATCTTCGTCCCTCTGGGCCATCTGATACAACTCATAGAAGTGATTCCTGCCCTTCGGTGTACCAATGAACAGTGCTCCACCCTTTACGTCTGATAACGCTGGCCTAAGAATCTGCTCAAACACTTGGGGCTTCATGTCAGCGTACTCGTCAACTACGACATACGCTAAGCCCACACCTCGCATTGTATCTGGACGGTCAGAACCTTTGAGGTAAATCTTTCTATCATTTATTAAAGTTATTACCGCCGTGTTCTCGTGAACAGATTTGATAACTTCATGTCCAAGGTCCTTAAGAACCGTCCACATAATGTCTTTAGCTTGCTGAAAAGTTGGAGCAACATAGAACACATCCTTTTCTGTTGACTTCAGTGCTTCGATAATAAGCGTCCAAGCTGCAAGCCTAGACTTTCCAAACCGTCTTCCAGCGGCTACTACTTTAAATCGATGCCCGTCATTAAATACTTCTGTTTGCTTAGGGTGCAGCTCAACTCTAAGGTTAGCCATTTTCTTGTTCCTCTGAGTCTACGTCAATGACTTCGTAGTTTAAAGACTCAGTAGCTATCTTAGGTGTACCTGTGGTAACAATTTGTACTTGAATAGCGTTGCTCCTTCCAGCCTTATCTTTTTCAAAGTGACTGATTGGCAACAACCTATCAATACACATCTTCAAACACGCCACCTGATCCTTGTCGGTATCGTCCATTGCCTTGCGGAGTACAGTCTCTATGACCTTTTCTCCGCTGGTGGACAGCAGTCGTGCATAAAATTCTTTAATTCTTGCTGCTTCGCCGGGAGGACGTCCTACCACGCCTCGCTTTTTCTTGGATTCGACATCAGCTTTTCTGGGTCTGCCTCTCTTTTTAGAGGGGGACAGGGTAACACCTTGAGCTTCTAAGGACACTTTTGTGTTTCTCCTTACTATCTATGTAGTTTTAAATTATTAAGAATTATTATTATGATTATTGTATTTAGTTTCTACATAGTTTGTTCTTAAT